CATAACATCTCTACCCCATGTTTCTGAAGTATACTGAGGGGTATCTTGTGATATGCGTTGAGCTAGGCGTTTTGCTCCGTTTATCGGACCAAGTCCTGGCGTCATTCCGTTGGCTTCATGACGTAGACCTTCAAGTTGCTGCCCTAGATTTGCAGATTCAGAATGATACCTCATCATTTCAGATTCGAAGTTTACTGGTGCTGCCTTGCCTTCCCTTATTCCTTCAGTAATAAAATTATGGTCTGCATTTCTATTTATCCATGCTCGAGTAGGACCCCAGTCACTGGTAAAGGCTTTAAATTGAGGTGAGAAGATTTTAAAGGTCTTCTCTATCCCAGTTCCTACAACTGGAACCCTAAACAATCCCATCTTAGCGAATCTTGAATCTAAGAATTCTTGCGCTCTAGTTACTTCCATGGCATTTGCGGCACTGCCTACTACTGGCCTAGCCTTCATTCCAACTGAGATGCCATCCTTAACAACTTCAACTGCTTCAATATCTTGGAAGTTCATCTTTAACGCGTGCTTTGCGTTATACATATCTCCGCCACGAAGACTGCGTCCAATGCCAGCTGCTGCTCCACTTAATGCAATTCCAGCTAACGTGTTAACTGTAGCGTCTATTGCAAAGTCCTGCATAGTCTTGCCAGTTGTTGCGCCATCTAAAGCTGCTGTATAAGCTAGGGATGAAGCGGTAACTCCTGGTGCTTGTCGCGCCATATTCGCTATTATAGTTTTACTGTACTTGGAGTAACGTAAAGAGTTAGCAATTGGAATCCAGCCGAATAGTGGTATATCTGCAGCTACACCAGTAAGCCCACCTAGTATCTTACCCCAGGTTGAACCATCGGCATATTCTTCATCTTCTTTAACCAACCTTGATACTTCTTGCTGTCTAGCTTGCAGTTCTTCTGGGCTAGAGCTATCAGATATAAATGGCCAATATTGCTGAGGATAGCCTACAAAATTATTTACCTCTAAAGCAGTCCAGTTATTTGGCGTTTCACTTTGTAATGGATTTTGTGAAGCCAGGTCATTTGCAACTTGGTGTTGCTTATATTTGTGATAGCCAAAATCTATTGCGTTAGCTACAACCTCAACCTCTTTAAATGTATGCCCGAAGCTTTCTAAAAACCCTTTGGTTTCTTTTTGCTTTGCAGGATAAATATCTAAAGGTTTTTCAAATGGCTGTATATCAGTTAGTCCAATAGAGTTCTCAATAGAAGTTGGCATTTCAATAGAAAGAGGGGGTGCATTATTAACTAAATCATACCTTCGCTTTATTTCATCTTCTGGGGATGGAAATTCTATATCTAAAGCCATTATTTAGCCCCCAAGAAATCTTTTTCATCTTGAGCTTTTGACTTAGCTATATACTTATCACTCCATTTAGGAGCTAGCTTTTCTTTTATAAACCCTTCAATCTCAGATTTCTGAAACTCTTCAGCGCTCATTCCATTTTGTTTTTTCAATGCATATGCATTTGAGATATTTTCTAAATTTGGTCTGTAGGCAAAAGTTTGGTACGGACCATTGCTTACCGTAGATATAGGAGCTGGGAATCCATTTTCACCAACCATCGCTACATCATAATATCCTGCGTATGGAGAGCCAGGAGTTACGGTTCTTTGTAGGTTTTTAGATGCTGCGATTTGTACAGTATAAGATTCACTTGGCGAGCCTTCATTTCGATAAATCTTTTCAATCTTAACTGGATTATTGTCATCCTGATTTCTGTCTGAAACCTTATAATACCAATCAACATTACCGGCATCATATGCAGCCTTAGTTTGTTCAAGCTGATATCCTATGTCATTAGCTATATCATTTTGAATTACACTAGGGATATCATTACCAATACCTGCAAGTTTCTCAATTGGCATAAATACTTTTTGTTTAGTGCCATTTACATTAGAAATATCATACGATTTAGCAAGCGAGTTTTTGGTCAATGCATCAGCGGCACTTGCATCGCCCGTCACCATATACCAGTCTTTCCATAACCTCATAGTCTGATTTGCAACATAGGGCATGTTAGGAACAGAAGTCCCACTAAACCATCCAAGGTCTAAAAGCTTTGTAGTTCTATTTATCATTTCGTCTGTAGTGCTCAAATGGTCTTTTGAATATTCTTTGTATGCAGCCTCTCTGAATTCTATTTCTTCATTTGATTTAGGTTTTAATGCTTCACTAGCTTGTGTCCATGCCTCCGTCAATGGTAGGCCGCCAATTTGGTGTAAGTCATTAATCATGGTTGCCATGGCTTGCCCTTTCTTCGAAAGACTGCCTACATTTAATGGAGCATAATCATGGACCTCATTGTAGGCTCGCATAGCTGTATATGCTTGTGTTGGGTCACCGCGCGTTAGCATTGTATCAAGTTGCCCAGTAAACGTTGGAATCTCTTTCCCTGCGCCTTTAGCAATGCCTACTTGGGCCTGAATAAGAGTTTGCCCTGGATTCTTTTTCATAGCGTCATTAACAAGAGCATCAAATGCTTTATTCATCTGAGTTGGTGTAGCGTCTCTAATTGATAAAGGGTCATCAAAGTTGTTAGCTACATTCTCAATTCCACGCTGCTCAGTTGTAGCTTTATTCTTTTGGCCATAGAACTTAGTCATGAAGTTATTAAATTCATTTTCAGGTAAGTCTTTTTGCGCTTGAGATAACATAGAGCCTGTTAGCACATTTTCAGACAATGCTCGATTTAGTTGTGAAACTATTAACTGATTATCTTGAGCCTCTGCTGCATGGACTGCATTAACGTACTGCATTGTGTTACTCATAACAGTAACTTTTTCAGCTTCTGTTAATTCATTAGGTAGTGATTTATGCATCCCACGCAAATATGATTCAAGCTTTTTGTTGTCCTTCGCATCAGAAGCGCCTTTTGCCACAACTCCTGAGTAAAAGTTAAGTTTTGCAGCTTCATATAAAGTTGCTTCTTGTTTGGGGTCAATAATTCCAGCAGTTCTTTGTTGAGCCAAATAATCCTTAAATCCTTCTAAGTTAATAGCTCCTTGAGCTGGATTACCTGAAAATGCTGTTTCATAAGCTTGCTTCACCTGGGCGTTATTATAGACCTCTTGCTTTGCCTGGGTTTCTTGTTTTTGCTCAGAAATCATTTTGTTGTTAAGCTGGTGCCCAGTATTCTGTAATTTTTCAGCATACTGAGATTGCATTGTTGCCCGTATCGAGCTTGGGGCATTACTAAGAATTGAATCTATACCTTTAGCTGTACTTGTTTGGTACTTTTCAATCATATCAGGAGAAAGTTTGTAGCTTTGATGAAGTAATTCCTCACCCTGATTCATAAGGCTATTGGCTTGTAATCCTAAGGTTGCCTGTGCTTCTGTAGAGTATGCGGCATTAAACGCCTCATCTGCTTTTGTAATTGCTGGAAGTAAATCCCCTTCAGGGTTTTTACCATATAAAGTACCTTGATTTTTAGCCAGCTGAAGACCTGCAGACATAGAAATAGTAGACGCAATTGAACTCATAGCTGAGGTAGTTAAAGCCATTTGCGAATATGCTTGCCCAAATGCAGGTATCTGAACAGAGGCATTTGGCGCTTCTTTTCTGTCTAGTGTTTGTATATCTGAGTGAGCTGGAATATTACCACTTCCAGTTGCAGCTCCACCTACTTCTTCTTTGGCCAAGTTATTCTCCTGCTGGCTTAAATCCAAATCCCCATTCTTTTCCTAATTTAGAGCGTCTAAATTCATTGAATGCTGAAGAAGTTGGTATTGATTCAAATTCCTTGGCTGTCTTTCTTCCAAGTTCGGTTTCAGATTGAAGGGTATGCATTCCGGATAATACATCACTAGCTCGAAGATTTGCCTCTTTAGCCAATAAATTCATCCTTCTAGTTTGCTCATCTGCATTATAATTGCTAATGCTTTTTTGATTTAAAACTAACGCGGTTCCTGAGCCAGAATCTGTGCCACGAGCCGCTTGAGTTACAATTTGAGTTCCAATATTTTCTCTGAGTTGCTTCATAGCTGCAACAGATGATTGCTGGTAATCATAGTTAAGTGCTTCTAAGTTTGTATCTAGAGCGGCTTTTTCTAGATTTCTACCAGCTGAAATCATTTCCTGGTTGTTCTTGTAGTCATTCATGTTAAATACCAATCCAGCTGCTTGCATACTTAACAAAAAAATTGACATTGGGTCCATAATTAACTCTCTATTTGGTAGAATATTCCAATTAATTTAATATCAAACGGGTCGTCATGAGTTAATGTAATTCCTGAGGTGCCGTATTTAGGCTCCCATCCTTGCATAAAACTCATTTCAAACAACCCAGATTGAGGCCCAGAAGGAACACCTGGATAAGTTTGCTCTAATAAGTTTAATTGTATAGGGGTATCATTTATAAAGCCACCAGTAGTATCGTTAAACATAAATGTAACATTTCTAATATGCTGTGGATATGCAACAGAGGTACCCTTATATCCAAGTGCTCCAGGTGGTGCTACAGCTAAAGGTTCAATTATGGTTCTAATAGCGAATCCAATTTGAGCATCTGAAACTTCCTGAGCCTCGCCATGTGCAAGTGTAATAACAGTGTCATCGTCACCAGTATAATCAAAACCATAATCATCTCCGTTTATCTTAACTTCTTGAGCATTAAATCTTGGTAATCCGGTAAACTCTGATTCTGGGGTTCCGCTATAAACGTAAGTACAATCTGTTTTTACATCAAAGCTTAGCTCTTCTAGTAAAAATGAAGTCTCTAGATTCTGAGGTATAACAAATGAGTCAACTCCAGCGCTAAAAAACTCAATAGGATTTAACCCATCAGCTTCGTCATCAGAAGATAAAAAAACCATAAATGCTCCTTCTGAATCAGACACTGCCCAATAAAATACCCCGGTCTTTACTTGAGGAAATGAATCTGGAAGTGTTCCAGTATCTTCAAATTGAAATGGTGTTGGAACCCCTGGGACAAATATTACGGCATTCTGAAGCAATGCAAAATCATCCCCATTCAGAAGCTCTAAAGATACTCCGCTAAGCAACTCAAATAAAATCGCACTAATTAAAGTATATTGTGTAAATTCATTAATTGGGAAGGACTCTCCTTCAACTGCTAATTGGCGCTCAGTTAAAAACCATGACCTACCATCGGCGCTTGAGGAGGACCACCTAAAATAGGCCTCACCATAGGATTGATATAAAACTGCAGGAGTAAACCCTGATACATCTTCTGAGATAAGTGTTTGGTATATTACCAAGGTTCCATCATCATTAATAATAAACATATATCTGGAGCCAGCTCTATTTAAATCAACATAGGCCGTTTCATCATGAGGGCTTCTGATTAAATGTTCGCTAGCAATAGATGCAATATTGGATGTATATGAATTATTATACCCATCCCACAACATTGAGTGAACGTCATTTCCTGATAAAATTATAATTTGGTTATCAATTCCACGTGGCTGAATTGCTGTCGCTGGAGTTGAATCTTGTAAAGTCATAGAAAAGTTACTAGGAGTTACCGCTTGCTCAAAAGACAATGGCGTAGAATAAATACCTGTATTTGTATGGATAGTTAAAGAACGATAAGGAACTATAAATCTAATAAAGTTTACATTATCTGAGGATGGGTACCATGAAATGGCATCATCATCATCTTTTTCTAACCCATTAAAGTCGTCATAGTCATTTGTTACTGATAGCCAAACTCCATTTGGTAGTAATGTGGAATTAGAAAATACAGCTCTATTTTGAAATGAAGAGCACTTTGCAGGCCATCCTCTAGCTTCGCTCCAAGCGGGTTCTGCTAGAACAGTTTCGCTACCAGTAATGGCTGCAGTTGAGGCAAAAGGCGATAAAATATCTACAGTAACCTGAGTGGAACTTACAAATGTTTTAATCCTACATATAGCACCATTACCAAAAAATGCACCACCAACGTAGGCCGTGGAAAATATTGCTGAAGATGCATCAAGAGTAATGCCATAACCTGTAGTGGCGCCAGGGGTAAAATTAATCGAGTCGTAAGTTTCTGCTGGCATAAAATCATAAACAGGCAAGTTTCTAAATTTAGCTAATTCAAACGTCCATGTATTTAATGTTATTACATTATTAGTACCAGACCCATTATCAGTAACCGTATATGGCGAAGCATGAGATTTAGCTTCTTGTGAGGTTGTATATATTTGAGCTGTAGTAGTAGAAGTTGTGTATATAAAGTAAGTTTGATTTAATCTAATTTGTGGAGAAGTAGTAGGTAAAGTTCCACTAGTTGTGAATTGAACCGGTAATACTAAGTCAGCCACAACAGGAGTAGTTAGAGTTAATACATTAGAAGATGCAGATGAAATGACATTTGCACTATCTGCTCCTCTATATAAATCATAAGGAGCAAGCACCCCTGTAGCCACTCTAAATCTTGCATCTAAGGTTGTTGAATCGATATAGCGTATTACACTTGCTGCAATTCCGGTTGATGTAACCGTTTTAATTAGAATTCCTTCTAAGTAAATTAATATATTGTCAGGGATAAATACCAGTACATAAGTGCATTCATTTAAGTATTGGAAAGTCTGAAAGTACGCTTCTCTATAATCAGTAAGTGTTGGAATAGTTGCATTGTAGACGGTGCCAAATCTTTTACCAATGGCTCCTTGTGGGTATGTAATGCAATTTTGAGCTGTCTTTAGGCCATTATAATATGCTGCAACGGTGACGCGTGAATACATTAATGGAGATAATTCACCTTTGGAAAAGACATCTTGTGACCAAGCTGATAACCCCATATAAACCCCTAATTTGCAATTCCACCATTACCAATAAATTGTGTCACATATCGGTTGTTTAATACAGGAATATTAGTTTGTGAGAACTGTGGTCTATTTTGAGTATCTAGGGCGTTTGCATAAGCCATCATGTGCATTCTTTTTTGCTCTAGAGCTGTATAGTAATCTGCTTTTTGAGCATTAGACAAAGCTAAATAGGCCGAAATCTCATAAGTAAAATAGTCAACAAAATATGCTGGGAACTGTGATACATCAGGTTGAAATATGTACTCCATATAAAGCTTACCACTAATATATGTATATATTTTATAATCCGTGTAAATATCCCATTGGTATATATTCGGGCGAAGCCTTATTGTTTTAAGGTATCCCGCAGGTAATGCATATGCAGTTTTCCATGGAGGAGGTGGAGATTCTGTAAGCTCGGACAATTGTTGAATCTGAGTAGCAAATCTCCAGTTACCACTACTTAAGACCGAGGGTAGCTTCATATCATAAGCGGCTTCCGCAGCCTGAACCATTCTATCTCCTCCTGATAAAGAAGAAATAGCAGAATGCCCCAATTGCAGCAAAGAATTACTTATAATTTGGACTTTAGTTAAAGCCATAAATCCCCCTTCCTAAGTGCGGCCCTCATAAGAAGGCCTATAGTTGCTATTTCTTTACGCAGTTGGGATTACTTTATACCAAATGTGAGCAACCATATCACTGTCACCAGTTGTAAATGCCCCTGTAACGTTAGACAGATACAGTCCTTTGTTGACACAAGTGGAGAAAGTCTCAGCAACTACACCAGCATTAAAATTCCAACCAGTTGAGGCCGTTGCTTGGAAAGTCGATGCAGCTAATGTTGTTGAAGCAATTACACCAGCTCCGTTTATTGTTGAGTCGTATTGAACTGCAGCTACGCCGCCAGCATCATATGCAGCACTTCCATAAGTCATAAGTAGCTGAACTTTGTCAATGACTAGCAGGGTGTTTGCTCCGCCTGCTGCTACTAAAGCTTTAGGTGCAGCATACATACCATTAAACTCTGAGGCTGAAATTGCCACTGAAGCATACTGTAGCGCTAAAGGAGATAATTTAGCTGAAGTAACTGCTTCATCCGCTATTTTAGCAGTTGTTACAGCATCATCATCTATTTTAGCTGTGGTTACAGCTTCGTCAGCAATCTTAGCAGTAGTTACTGCATCATCTTCAATGTTCGCTGTAGCAACAGTACCAGCTGGAGTAAAAGAGTTTACTGATATTGTCTTTGGGCTAGCGCTTCTATCTAGAGCCGCAACGATTAACATATTACTAGCATCACTGCCTTCAGCAATAATAATATCGTCAACGCTTAAGCAATAAATTGCAGCTTCTGCATTGAAATAATTAGCCGCTGAAATTTCAGCAATTGTATTGTCAGCACTTGCGTACGTGAATAACCCAGGACCATTCGCTAAGCTCGAATCTTGAAGAGTAATTAAGCCTGTATTATCAGCCAAACTAACTCTGGTAAAACGTTTTATATCAAAAGCCATGATTGTATCTCCTAAATAAGGGTAAGATTAAACTGAAACGTCGCAGTCAATAGCTAGAACACCGCGGTTATCAATAACAACAGCACCAGCACTAAATACGCCGTTGATTAACCAAGCTGTATTTTGAGCTAAATAGTTAATTTCAGTTCTGAAGTTTTCGCCAATACCCATACCAGTAGACATTTTATGCCACGCTAGTGCAGTTTGGATGTTTCCAGTTTTTGGTAAGCCACCTTCAGTCATTTGCGGGATGATTACCACATTGAACCCTAAGTATTCTCTAATTCTAGCTCTGTCAATAACGTCATTTTTAGTATAGAAAGTAGAAACGAATTGGTCGTCACCTAGTAAACTTCTAAAGTTAGATGCAGACATCGCAACATATCTTTCAGCTAGAGGCACGGCGTTATCATCAAAGAATTCTAGAGCTTGTGTAAACTTGGAATAGTTAAAGTTAGTGCCGCCATTTGCAATTGTATCGCCTGGGTTAGCATCTAAAGCATCTATAACGATTTGGTCAGAGCGTCGGCCCATTGCTTGAGCAACCAGCAAAGCGTTTTCCATTCTAGCGTCAAAGTTTACTGTTAGTTCTTGAACTTCGTCGACTGCAGTTGGTGCAGTGTACTTAACTAAAGTAGCAGTAGTTTTTGTATAATCAGGGTCTTGAATTGTAACGGCTTGCAGGTACGCAGTTGGAACAGCAATTACTTGGTCAACTTTACGAAATTCAATTGAAGCGCCAATTACATTGTTTTTCATTCTTATAGAATCACGTAGTAAAAAGCCTCGTGAACGATACTCAGCCTTTACTAAGGCATCAAACTCAATTTGTTGGACATTGGTCAAAGAAGTAGACATGGTGAATCCTCATTAGTTAAAAATAGTTAATAAACTAGTTTCTCTAATAAGGGCTTTAATGAACCCAAGGTGTCCCGTTAGGGGCTTGGCAAGATAAAGGTGTCCTCTTAGTCAGGTAAAGAGCTTAGTTCCTTCTACCGTGAGAAATGAATCTAAGCTCTTATACTGAATGAACTGCTTTTATCTTAATTGACTTAATAATGCTTGTCAACATATCCTGATTGGTTGGATATTTTATTAAACTTAGATTGAAGCTCAGCTCTGTATTTTGGGTCTTCTTTGTATTTGGTTAAGTTCTCTTGCATTTCTCGTGTTACATCCTCAACGGTGTATGAAGGAACCGGTGCTTCGTTTCCAGTTGGTATTACTGTATTGTTATCAATCATCTTCATCCTCATTTCTTCTATTGCTTTAACTGCCGATGCAGTTCGCATGTTTTCTGTTATCGCATGATAGGTGTCGTCAGAAAAATTAGCTTTAGCCCAATTGTTAAGAGTCATAAGCCTATCTTTTGCATTTTCACCTAATGCAGTTTTTTCTTCTTCCATATCTATTTTAAATTCATCAAGGAACTTTCCAACTGTTCCAAGCATAGAATCAAACGCCTCTTGTGGAACATTCTTGCTTTTGAATAAATCTTCCATTTCATGGAAAGGAGTATATTCTGGGTCTATCCAACTTTCGCCTTGAGTCCAGTCATATTTGTCTGGGGCGCTTCCAAGCTTCTTCTGGAGTTCTGTATAGGCCTTGGCAACATCCTCTGCGCTTTTATATTTGCTTGGTAACCAATCGGGCCTGTCTCCAGTTCCTGGATTAGATTTGTCCCACCTCCAAGACGCCTCTTGTTCTCCTTCTTCAGGCCGTTCCTTGGAATCTCCGCCTGTCGATTCTGTCGAAATACTGTCATTTGCTTCCCCTTGCGCTGCCTTATTGCCATCAATAATTTCATCAAACAAGCTCATTAACTTTTCTCCTGGGTCTCTTTAATCTTTTTTTTGTCCTCGGCTTCCTTACGGCTTTTATATCCTTTCGTTGATTGAATTAATAATCTTATGCAATCTCTAAAGCCTTCATAATATATGCATGAGTGGGCATAGTTCTCACCTCGAGAAGGAGTGGATGGAATTAAATATCTTTCGGTTAACTGTGATAGCAATAATGCTCCTGCTTCAGTTTTGTTAAATACCTCGAAGCATAATCTATCAAACTCAACTACATCGGGGTTGTTCTTAAGTTTGTTTATACTTGCTGTATATCCATCCCAATAATCTTCTTGCCCTGGCAAACTTTTGTAATCCATATTTTTCCTTATTGTGTTTGTGATGCCTGTGGTTCTTGCTCTTGTTGTTGTGCTTGTTGTTGCTGCTGTTGTTGCTGTTGCATTTGCTGCGCTACTTTCTGAACATCTTCTGGAGAATTTAGGAACCTTGAGTCAAGCTGCATTAAGTCAGCTATTATCCAAGGGTATTGACCTGAATTAACAAACATCTGTGTAGCCTCTGGTCCTGATATTCCTTGAAGAATCTGGACGTACTGAGTGAACCTTGCTATCTGCTCTTGTCCTTTTGCGAGCGCAAGGGGTGAGCGGTATTGGAAGTTTATTTTCAGTCCCTTGATATTTGGGATTGGTAGCTTACCCATTTTATGCAGGATGTAAGAACATCTATCCAGAAGTGGAACTAAGAACTCTTGCTGTAACCTACTAAATAGTGGACCTATCCTTTGTGCAAGTAACTGATTTCCTGCCATGACTTCTGTAGCAGTTGGTGGTTGCTTAGAATCATTTGGTCCATTTGGTATAGGAGAGTCGGCAAACAATAGCGTTTTAATTTGCATTCTTAAATCTTGGATTGTCATTTGACTAAACTGCGGGGCACTTGAGTCTGGAAGAGGCACCAATGGTGGACCTTGGTTTCCTAGCGGGGCAATAGGAATTATTGTCATTGGCTCCATAACAAATGTATGAGGATTAAATACCGCGTCACTAAACGCCATGTATGGTTTAAATGTGTTTAGATTGGCTGCCGCTAATTCAATCCTAGCTAACTCGTTTAATGATATTATTGATGGTAGGGCGTCCATGACCGGGCCACGTCCAAATATATCATCGTTTGTCTTTTGGAATCTCCATGTAATACCAGGATTAATATCTAGGTACTCATCATATAGAATAGAAGATTCAGTGGCTACAACATAGTGATAGGGCTTTGTCTCATTTGGCACATACATAACCCCCTCATTTACTTTTCTTACGACTGCATCTTGGTTTTGAGCTAAGTCTGATATCAAATCATCAGGAATTATCGCTTTTGGCCACCGTACTTTTATTTCATTTATTTTTACATCTTCCCACCAACGATACCATGACTCTAATTTTCCTGTCATAGCTTCTTCAACGGCTAGTTTGTCCATTGGAATTGATGTAAATAATAATGGGTTTTTATCTGTGAACTGGTTCACCACTACACATGCCGTGCCAACTGATAAGTCGAAATAACATTCATTAATTACAACGTCAAAATTAGAATCATGGATAAACTCGAACAGTCTTGTCATGTAGTTGTCGAGCTGTATTTGCGCATCTTGCGCTTCATCTGGGTTGCTTTCTGCCCATTGCTTGTCTACAGACAAATAACCCCACTGTGTTTGTGGAGGCGTCATTGCAGTATGCATTTTAGATACGAATGTTTTCACTGATTCAATGGCTGTTGTGTCATATACCCTAGAGCCATGCATTTCACCTTGCTGGTCCTTACTTCTCCAAAACTTATCTCGATTGGGAATTGCGTAGAAATAACATGCGTTATGCAATGCCATCCACTCCAATGCTATTGCCTGTGCTGAATCAAATCTTTTTTGAAACTGCTCTAATAGCGAAAAGCCGCTCATTGTTCTGGTGTAGGCCATTATTATTACCCTAATGTTTCATTTGGTGTAGTTTCATCTGTAGCAGTATCGCTACCTAGAAAGCCCCTCGAGCGTTTGTAACTGCCGCGTAAGGCTCTAATTTGTTTTTCATGCAACCGCTTAGACTCGTAGTCCTTTTGATTTTGTAGGTCTTCGTTAGCTTTTTGTAGGGTATCTTTTTGCTCTTTATAGTAATCCATCTGCTCTCGTGTTGCTTGCATTTGGGTTCTTCTATCAGCGGCGCTAGTATGTGGTATCATTCCTCCAATAGCGCGTTCTACTTTTTTTAAACCTTTAGATAATTGACTCATTGCTTTCCCCTATATCCAGATATGAACGTATATTACTTTTTCCTCAAAATCTTCTTCTTCTACTTCTTTATCAACAAATTCAATTCTGTATGGTATATGTATCTGTTTACGAAGTTTTTTTAATTGAGACGATATTGTTCCCATTATTGATACTCATTTTATTTAAGTCTTCTTTCATATCATTGATTTCTTTTTGAAGCTCGATAACTTCATATGCCCTTAATCCTATATTAATGCCTTCTACTAGTTGCTTAAATTCCGCTGCGCTAAATTCCCCTAGGCTGGCTTGATTAACTAGTTGTTGGTATTGGTCATAAGGAGATGATTTTGAATCTATATGAAGCCGCACTCTATTTGTTCTTCCAACTCCATATCGAGAAGCACCCTGTATCTTCCATACCTCAATATTGAATTCTAGTTCGTACTTTCCTTTTTCGCCTTCTGATTCCCAGTTATCCCTAGCCATCATACATCCGACTCTATAGCACTCATGGAATACAGGGTAGGAGTTCATCCATCTGTAAAAGGTTGTATCTCCTATTTGGGCTTCAACACAAAACGACGCCATAGTTCCTTTCCTATTCATGACGTCTATTATCATTGGGCAATGAACCTCTTCTTTATAGATTTTGCCACCATTTCTACAAAGTCTATAAATCTCTTCCGGGCTTATTGCCATGTTTTATATACTCCTTTTATAGTATTATAATATATCATGTTTATTAAAGGATGCCACATTATGCTCGATATTTCTCAATTCAGACAATACATAATTACTCCAGCTCTATCAAGTTTGCAGCTTTATTCTAAAGAGGCTGAAGAGCTTTTAGTATTTACATGTGCCGCTGAATCTAATGGAGGAACATATGTGCATCAAATAAAAGGCCCTGCATTAGGTATTTATCAATGTGAGCCTGATACTCATAATGACATTTGGCGTAACTTTATAGTTCATAGAAACGGCCTTGTTACTCAGTTAGCAATGAATTTTCATGTTCATACTATTCCAGATTTGACTCGGCTTATGTCAGACTTGCTTTACTCTTCAGCCATTTGCAGGCTTCACTACTTACGAGTTAAAGAAGCTCTTCCACCCGCAGATGATGCTGAAAAGATTTATGAGTATTACAAGAAGTATTACAACACCTCAGCAGGTAAATCTAAAAAGGCTGTAGCTCTTCGTAACTATCAGGCGTTTCTTCGAGATTAGACATTTCATCTAGTCTCTCTAAGGCTTTTTGCCTGGTGACCTCACCCATGGATACTATCTCAAAGCATGACTTGCATATTAGCTCTGTAACTAACTCAGAGCTTTGTGTCCTAGACTTTGCTAGAGCCATCCAATCATGAGCCTTAGTCCTGCTTCGTTTGCAGTTAAACGCTTTCTTTATCCAATCATTCCTTTCTTTAATCATAGATGCCCTCAGATACTTATCAATAAACTACCGACGATTATACGACATACCTCAGTCAAGTAGGAAGTACGAATATCGGGGATGAGTTTGGGGGGTATGTTGGGGGTAGGGATTAAGGG